CAAAGGATGCAAGTCTTTGCAGTCAAAGCTAAAAAAATATAAACTTATGAGTAAAGATTTAAATAAACATAGACAAGTAAAAAGTGTAGATAGTAATAACATTATTACAGCTGAAGAAGGATTTGCTATTCCAGCTGATAGGACTTTACCTGTAAAGTTAAGATCAAGATTTGATATGATATTTGAAATAATAGATATAGAAAAGAAGTATCCAAATGATGCTGACTTAGGTAAACATCTTAGACAAGAAATATTATCATGGAAAGACGAATAAAGAATCTAGGTAAGAAAATATTGAATGAGCACTATAAAATAACTAGTAATCCTGAAGCTAAGAATTCAAACATAATGTGGATGATGTATTTAAATAGAGCTAATACATCTAAAGCAGGACTGATTAAGCCCTGGATGTTTTTAGCTGAAGCGCATCTTCTGATGTATTTGGGTTATATGGATAAGCATTCTGTAGAAAATCTAGTTAATCTTATAAAGTCTCCAGATAAAGATAATTTATTTGTGGCTTCTCAAGTAGTTAAGTTTTATAGAAACTTAAGAATAAAAGAACTTGGAGAGTTTGACAAAAAGAAATCTAAGTATAGAGAAGTTATGCGTGAATATGATACTAAGATTGTAAATATGGATTTATGGAAACAATATAAAACACTAAAAGCAAATGACTGAACAAGAACTAATGAACCTAGACTTTGAAAAAGTGATGGTGTATGATGAAGAAAGTGATAATGGTTATGATTATTATTACTTTCGCAAACAAGTTGGTGGCAGTATGTTTTTAGCTGCTGATAACTTTAATAAAGAAGGAGAACTACGTGTTAACATAGATGATCCTGGATTAGTAATAAGAGATATAAACCTTGTAAAAGAATTAATAAATGTTTTCAGCAAAATTGAAGATGCAGAACGGAAAGTTAGTGTATCCAAAAAAAATGGATAAGGTAGCTTTTAAGTTATTTACTGAAAAACTTTCTGAAGGACAAGAGGTAGACATATTTATGTCTATCTCTGATGCTGACGGAAGTGGTGCACAGATATCAAAAGTGCATAAATGTATACGAGAATTGGCCAAGGAAAGTGGCTATAGCTTTGATGATATGAAAAAGCTAGTAAAAGATAAAGCAGGATTACTTATAGTAGATGATTATAAGTCTTTTGCTGAATGTGATAAAAGTGAGTTAAGTTTGGCTATTCAAGCTTGTATAGAAATAGGTGAGTTCTATAATGTTAATCTTCATTAGATTCATTAAGCTTTTCAGATAGCTCTGCTTTTAAAGCGTCAACATCAACTTCTTTTTCAATAAAAGCATTGTTTTCAATACCTTGCTTTTCTATTTCACCTACTAATAAACTTAATGTATAAAAAAGCCTTTGAGTATCATCCATGTCTTTATATTCTTTAGCAACTATTTGCTTTACAAAGGCATCAGGATCACCAGAGTTATCATAAAGAACTTTAAACACTGTATAAAGGGCAGCCTTACACATCATGTAGTAAGTTTTATTTACTTTTACATTAAGCATTGCATCATCCTTAAGTTCCTTTACTTTTTTAGATTCCATTATTTAAATTTTTATAAATATATAAAAAATATGAAACAAATTATAAACATAGACGAAATTAAACAAAAAATAGTTAAAAAGTTAGAACCATCAGGTTGGAGTAAACCTCTTAAATCTTTTATATTTAGTTCTGATTTTGAAGATATAATTAAACAATTGGTTACTTTATCCAAAGATGGTAAAAGATTTACACCTAAACTAAGTCAGTTATTTAGAGCATTTGAAGAATGTCCTTATAATGAACTTAAGGTAGTTATAGTAGGTCAAGATCCTTATCCTAAATTAGGTGTGGCAGATGGCGTTGCATTTAGTTGCAGTAATACAATGGAGCAACAACCAAGTTTAAGGTTTATCTTAAATGAAGTTAATAGAACCGTATATGATGGTGTAGGACAATCACATGATCCAGATCTTACAAGATGGGCTAACCAAGGTATATTGATGCTAAATACTGCACTTACAACTACTGTAGGTAAAGTAGGACAACATTATCCTATATGGAAACCCTTTCTTGCTTATTTATTTGATCATCTAACATTTGGTCATACAGGTTTAGTATACATTTACATGGGTAAACAAGCTCATGAATGGAAAGATGCAGTACATGATATGAATTATAAATTTCTAATAAGTCATCCAGCAAGTGCTGTGTATAATAAAGGACAAGTTTGGGATTGTAAAAATGTTTTTACAGATGTTCAAAAGATTTTAAAAGACAATAACAATTTTTCCTTAATTTGGTAATATGGATGAAATATTTAATAAACTAATAAAGGAGAAGTTAACACCTAACTCCTTATATGTATTACACTGTATAAAAAATAAGCTATCTGTATCTAAAACTTTAGCTAATTCTGATTTAGAAGTTTGGAGATTAATTAGTGAGGATTGGTTAAATGCAAACTTGCAATTAACTAGTAAAAGCCTTATCTTTATGGAGGAATTAAGCTCTTATTTTAGAAAGAGCAAGAAGAAAACTTCTAAAGATTTAATGGGAGATGATTTTGATAACAAGATAAAGTTATACAATTCTTTATTTCCTGCTAAAAAACTTGGAAGCGGTAAGTATGCAAGAACAAATGTTAAAACTTTAGAAGCAAGTTTTAGATGGTTTTTTGATACTTATGATTATGATTGGCATACAATATTGTTAGCAACAAAGAAGTATGTATTTGAGTATAAAATGAAAAATTATGAATATATGAGAACATCCCAATATTTTATTAGAAAACAAAATACAGACAAATCATTTGAGTCTGATTTAGCCACATACTGCGATATGCTTAATGAGGTTGATTCTAATGAAGAAGACATATTCAGAGATAAAATAGTATAATTTGGAACAATTCAATGGTGCAAAGCCTCTAAAGGCTATTAGTAAAGTACGTGCTTATGAGAAGGCCCTTTTAGAAATGAGAGGGAGAATGGACGGTAGAATTAAAAGTCTTGCAACTGCATGGCCTAAGTTTAATGACGCTACACTAAATGGTTTAGAGTGGAATACTCTTACTGTAGTTGGTGCTAGACCTGGTGTCGGTAAAACTTTGTTTATGGAGCAGCTTGTTACAGAAGTAATTGCTCTTAATAAAGATCAAGACTTTCAAGTTCTACAGTTTCAATTTGAGATGCCTGAGAAAACTCTTGGTATGAGAGCATTCTCTGCTATAACTCAGAAAGATTATGGTGTCCTTCACAGTAAGTATGAACCTTTACAAGAAGAGATTTATAATAAATGTAAACAATACACAAGTACACTTAATACTAATAATAAGGTCTTTTCAGTTTATAGGCCGTGTACTGTTAATGAATTTTGCGCAAGTATACACTACCACTTTGAACAAAATGCTGTTGTAAAAAATGGTAATAAAGTGTACCCAAAGTTGTTAGTAACAGTAGATCACTCAGCTTTATTTAAAAGAGATAAGCATGAGAAAGATAGATTTGAAATGTTATACAACCTAGGTGAAGCGCTAACTTTTATGAAAAGAAGTTATCCACTATCATTTGTTATTCTAAGTCAGCTTAATAGAAATATTGATGACCCTAAACGTGCTGTAGAAGGTACATATGGTAATTATGTTCTAGACTCTGATTTATTTGGTGCTGATGCATTGTTGCAACATGCTGATATAGTACTTGGTATTAACAAACCAGCTGCTAGAAAGATCAGATATTATGGTCCAGAGAGAATACAAATAACAGATCCAGAGACTTTAGTATTTCATTTCTTAAAATGTAGAAATGGTGATACTAGAATAAGTTTCTTTAGATTAGATAGAGATACAATAAGAATAGTAGAGATGAATACACCAACACAAAATAACAAAATACAAATATGAGTACAAGACAAGAGAATCAAAAGATTCTTATGGCAACACACTTGCCTACATTTAAGAGGTTGAAGATTGCTGACCCTTATTTTATTGCTAAATCTGCATGGGCTCCTCCAGGAGAAGCGCTTAAAATGCAATTTTTTCCTAATGAATTAAAACAAGGAAGAGACATCTATACAGAACTTAGTGATTTTAATGGAGTATCAGAAGATCCAACACACACATTGTATAAATTAAAGCATAATCCTTTTTATGCAGAAGAGTATCCTTTGGAGCAAAAAACAAGTAAATCAGGCAATGATTATGAAGTATATGTTATTCCAATTGAAGAACTAGTTGCGGTTGATAAGAAAACAGGTAAAGAAATACCATATGCATCTTATCAAGATTATCTAAAGAATCCTCCTAAAGAAGAGATAGAGACTCAAGAAGCAGACTTTCCAGATTTTGGTAAAGAGTACCTTGATGTAGGATTGAAGAAGAAAGAGGAAGATGATCCTAAGTATGTTCCGTGGAAAGAAGATGAAAAAGTTGAATTAACGAGTCAAGAACCATTACTTATGATTTTAGAGAGAATAGCAGAAGCATTAGAAGGAATAAAACATGAAATATTAAGAAAATGAGTATAGTACTTCCAACAAAAAAGGTAAAAAAAGAGAGAGTTAATCCTAAAAGATTAATAATCTACAGTAAACCAAAGACAGGTAAAACAACTGCGTATGCAGGCTTAGAGAACAATTTAATATTGGATCTAGAGAATGGTAGCGAGTATGTTGAAGCTTTAAAGATGAAAATTAACAATCTTCAAGAGTTGCTAGCAGCTGGTAAGGCCATAAAAGATGCTGATAAACCTTATGATTACGTTACTATAGATACAGTAACTGCATTAGAAGAAATGGTAATGCCTTTAGCACTAAAGCTTTATAAAGCTACAAGCATGGGCAAAAACTTTTCTGGTGATAATGTAACTACTCTTGCAAATGGCGCAGGATATTTATATATTCGTCAAGCTTTCTTTCAAGTTTTAGATTTTATTGATACATTAGCACCCCATATTATTTTATCAGGTCATATCAAAGACAAGGTTGTAGATGATAAAGGTGAGCTAGTTATGGCTGCAAACATTGATTTGACGGGTAAAATAAAATCTTTAATATGTGCTAATGCAGATGCTATTGGTTACATGTTTAGAAAAGGTAATCAGACAATCATCAATTTCAAAAATGATGATAATGTAACGTGTGGGGCAAGACCTCTCCACTTAAGAGATGAGCAGATAGTCATTTCTGATATGAATGAAAAGGGTGAGATAAAAACTCACTGGAATAAAATATACAAGTAATTAATTATTAACAACTAAAAAGAAAAAATCAAATGGCTTTAAGTACAACAGATTTAACCACAGAAGGTGGTAGCGGAATGCCTAAAACAATTGCTCCAGGTAATCATGAATTAAAGATTAACAGTATAAGATTGGATGAGTTTAGATTTATAGAAGGTGCGCATCACTTACTAATGGAAATGGAAACTAAACCTATTGAAGGTTTTGAAGGTTTTATGAGAGATAGAAATGATGAAAGCAAAGGACGTTATGAAGGTCAGATTGGTAGAGTCAAAGCAAGTCAATATGCATTTGCAGATGGTGAAACTAAATCAGGTATTAAAATCCAAAGAGACAGATCAGTATTAATGTTCCTTAAGAATTTATCTAATGCTCTTGGAATTAATGATTGGTTTGCTGAACAAGATAATCAACATGAAACCATTCATGATTTTGTAAAAGCATTTAATGATACTGCACCTTACCAAGATAAATACTTACATACTTGCCTTGCAGGTAAAGAGTATGAAAATAAATCTGGTTATATTGCATATGATTGCTGGTTTGCAAAAGCGCAGAATAAAAAGTATGGTTATGCACCAAATGCAGAAACGGTACTACCTTATGATGAGTCTAAGCATTTAAGAAAGATTGAGAACAAGCCAGTTGAATCTTTTGGTAATGATGATGATGATTTATCTATACCTATGAAAACAAGTTCAGATTTTAATCTAGACTAAATTCATATTAACTTATAGTAAGGGGGAGATTTTATAGTCTCCCCTTTATTATTTAAAACCAAGATATGATTTCAACTAAAAACTTAATTTCTGATTTACAAGATATACCTACAGGGTGGCCTTTTGAACATTACTTAGGATTATCTGAAACACTTGATGGTCAAGATGTGAAGATAAGATCTATAGTTAATACAAGAGAGCGTACTCCTTCAATGTGCATTTATCTTAATACTACTACAGGAAGATATTGTTTTAAAGATTTCTCTTCTGGTAATGGTGGTGATTCTGTTGAGCTAGTAAAAATTATTTTTGGGCTTACACGGGGTCAGTCTGCTATGAAAATTATTCAAGACTATAATCAATATGTTTTAAACAATGATTGTAATCCTATAAAAGAATATAAGATTCATAGTAGATATAAGGTAACTGATTATGAAATAAGACACTGGACGACAGTTGATCAAAAGTATTGGACAAAGTTTAACATTGGCTCCAGGCTGCTTGAGAAGTATAATGTGGCTCCGCTACAATACTATGTGATGACTAAAGAAGATAATGATGGTAAGGAAAGTTCTATTACTATTAAAGGTCTTAGTCTATATGGTTACTTTAAAGATGATGGTACACTATATAAAGTTTACCAACCTAAAGTTTCTGATAAGAAATTTATTAAGGTTAAGAATTACATCCAAGGATCCGATCAATTGAAATATGATAAAAAGTATCTTGTTATTACATCTTCACTAAAAGACTTGATGACTTTTGAGAGACTTAAGTTAGATGATGCAGAATCAATTGCACCTGACAGTGAAAATACTTTGATACCAGAGAGCATGCTCAAAAGTATAATACCAAAGTATGAAAAGATATTTGTTTTGTTTGATAATGATGAAGCAGGTATTAGATCTATGAAGAGATATAAAGAGAAGTATGATTTTGATTATGTAGTTCTAGATATGGAGAAAGATTTATCTGACTCTATTAAGGTACACGGTCTTACTAAAACTAGAGAGGTCTTATTACCTCTATTAAAAAAGCTGATATGAAAACTTTAAAGAGTAAAATAAAAGAGGACATGTATCCTTGGAAAATACAAATAGATGCTCCATTAGCTAAAGGAGGAAAAAAACTAATAGATTTTAGTGATAATTTAATTCCAGAAGGTGCTGTAGGATTTGTTTACATGATGAACTA